GGTTCTGGATTGGGTGGTGGAGTTGAAGGATCTCTATTGACATTTAATCTTAGATGGAGTGCTCCATATGTTACTCCAGGTGGTGATAAAGATCCAGATTCATCAGAAGGTGGTGCTGGTCCTGGCAACGGTGCTTGGTTCCCTGCAGCTGCAGGTGATTGGTCTTATAGAAATGGTGGTGCTAATTTCTGGGCAACACCAACATCAGAAGAGACTCGCGAAGAAGATATGATTGCAGGTAATGGTGGTGCTAGTGGATCTGGTATGAGATTGGAGATTACATATCAAGCATGGCCTAATCCTAATAGTGGTAATAGTGGTACAGATACTAGAATACGTATCAATAGAATTATAAGTTCAGGATCTGGTTATCAAGTTGGTGATGTACTTACTACAACCTATTGGAATAATATTCCTGACACTTCTGATAGGATTCTTCAAGTTGCTGCAGTTGGTGATGCAGGGACTGGTGGAGCAAACACTGTAATTAACTTAAACTTTACTCAAAGTGATGTCTTTATGGATCTTACTGAAGGTATATTTAAGTATTCTAGTGCTTTCAAAAGACCATTCCCTGATGTTATAATGAGACCACAAAGACAGGTTCCAATTCTAACCCCATTCCACAAATCTAAATACATTATCAAGGCATTCTAACTATCGAGATACATTATGACAATTGAAGATTATAGACCACTTGAGTTGATGCTAGATCCAAACATCACCAAGTCTGAATTTGATGATTTTATTGGTGTTTGGCCTAATTTTGTTCCTAAACCATTTTGCAGAGAGTTGGTTGAGTATGCAGATCAAGTAATTGATAGTGCATGTATCTACTCTGCAAATAATCCAGGATTAACTCAGACAGGACAGAGTGTCGTAGACTCGTCAAAGTATTATGGTGGTGATCTAAACAGGAAAGACTTTTCTTTCATGATGGATTATGCCAATAGACTGTATGCTGAACAAATTAATAGTATACTTAGATCATGTTTAGGACACTATGTGTTTGAATATCAATCATTAAAACAAGTCGGTATGATTTCGACTGATATTAAGATGCAGAGAACTCCTCCTGGTGGTGGATATCATCTTTGGCATCATGAAAATACTGATATTCAGCATATGCATAGAGAACTTGTCTGGATGATTTATCTAAATGATATGCCAGATGGTGAGGGAGAAACAGAGTTTATGTATCAAAGACGTAGAATCAAACCTACTGCTGGTACTGTTGTTATATGGCCTGGTGGATTTACACATGCACATAAAGGCAATACAGTTCTTACTACAGATAAATATATCATAACAGGATGGTATATCAAACTTCGCTAGACACTCATGAACTCAAGAAAACTGCTCATCGAAGTTGATTTCGTCAACAAGATGATATTACCACAATCAGAAGTTTCTCGTATTACTGGTATTAATACGGAAAAAATCTCAGTACATATGGGTAAAAAACAAGAACTTCCTGAAGCTCTTGTTGAGATGTTTTGTAATAACATTGTTCCTGACTTCTGGCATACTGACAAAGATAAATTAGATTTCTTTCAAGTATTTGATGATGGGACATATTTTTGTCAAAGACAAAAACTAAAATATGATTTCAAAACCGAGTCAACTTATTTCAACACATATAAGTTTACTGGTGCAACTTATGAGCAGGCACAAGAATTTTGCAAGATGTGTTGTGATTTTCTTTTTGTTGTCACTGAAGTAAAGAACTTAGAGGTTGAGAAACTAGTTGAGGAAGTTGATAAAGAAGTTCTTCTTTATGAGAAAAAGTATTGGAAAATTAGAAGACAAAAAGGAGAAATGCTCATCAATTCTGATTGGAGAGTATTACCTGACATTGAAGAAGAATATGAAGGTGAGAGAGCAAGATGGATTGCTTGGAGAAAATGGATTCGTACACAATCTGTACTCAAACCATCTGATGAAAGGTTTGGTGGATCTGGTCTAGCATTCTTTAAATATACCTATGAATTAAAGTGGCCACTTGATCCAAATAACTACCTGTTAACATATCCAAATGGTAAGTTAGAAGATGGTGTGACTGATGCACCTGAATACTTAGATCCTAATGATCCAAAACAGTGGACTAAGCATGACTCTGAAGCATCTACAGACTTCTTCAATCAGAGAGAAGAGAACATGTATATGCTCTCTGGTAGACATAAAATTGTCAACAGGAAAATTAGTGCTGATGTGAAGAAGATGATGGAACTTATGGGTCTTAAAGATAATGTTATTCTTCCTGAAGATTGGGAGAAATACTACGTTTACGATTCGGAAATTGATGAATGATATATGAAATTGATCTTTTAGATGATGAACAACTTGATTATATTAATACTTACTTTAATCATCTACAATTTGAAAATGGCAGATCTAGTAATCTAGGTAAAACTATTGATAAAGTATGCGATAGTGCATACAATGGTCCTGGATATAAAGAATTAAACTATTATTGTTCACAACTCATCCGTGCAAAGATGAGTACATATTATATTAAATATCCATCACAGATATATTTTTCAGAGTATCCAACTGGAGGAGTATATTCAAATCATGTAGATGACAATCCTATTGGTGGTGTCAACGCTCATTATAGTATGACATGTTTTCTCAATGATGATTATGGTGGTGGTGAATTAGTGATACAAATAGGTGATACTGAAGTACCTGTAAAATATAAAGCAGGAAAAGCAGTATTGTATCCACCAAATCTTGTTCATAGAGTAAATGAAATTACATCTGGATCAAGAAAGGTATTTTGTTGCTGGATGCAGTCTGTTATAGAAGACTCTTTTACAAGAGAATGGGTTGTTGATTATGGTAGATACTTAGACTCTCTTCATGATAGAGTACCTGAAGATGTACTTGGTAGACTTGATAGATTTAGAATGAACTTGGTGAGAGAATATGGAAATTTTTTCTAGATATGATAATTTCTTTTCACGTAGAGATTTTGCATTGATACTTGAGAAATTGAATCAACCAAAGTGGGAGTATGGTCATGGATCATATCCACCAGGACATCCAGAGAGAAAGATACCATTTTGGATGATGCATTTAGGTGATGACTTTTTCTTCACTGATTATCTTCTAAATATCATTGAGGAAAGGACTAATCAAAAATATGAACTAACTGCTCTTTATTGCAATGGTCATACATTTGGCACTTCTGGTAATTTTCATCAGGATTGGCATAATGATCAAGGCAGAACATTTCTTCTCTATGCTAACGATAGTTGGGATCATGAGTGGGGAGGTAAGACAGTATTTAAGGTAGGTGATACATATCATTATTCTGAGTTTGTTCCTAACTCAGCAATCCTGTTCCCAGGAAACATTCCTCATAAGGCAGAAGGAACATCTAGAACATTTCTAGGTCTACGTAAAACAATTGCTTGGAAACTCGTACTAAAATGAACACAAATTACGACGTATATTATTTTGATAACTTTTTAGAGAGGTATGCACTTGCTAAGGGTAAGGCAGTTGTGCTGTTGAGATCTCATGGATGGAATAATAGTAGTAATGTTGATGCTGTCAATGCCTCATATGAACTCTACAAAGACATTCTTCCTACTGATATGTGGACTGCATTGAAGAATTCTGAATATGTTTTCATGGAAATTGATGACATAGATGATACTTTGCTTTTCTTAGAGAGTAATTTGCCTGAAAGTCAAGCAACAACAACTACACCAGAGAATTATATCTTCTATTCATTATGTAATGCTCAAGGACAAATCATTGCCAATAACGAATAATGTTTTCCGACAGATATAAAGTCATTGACAAGTATAGTCTGACTACACAAGAAAAAGTATCTACTATTGAGATTATGCCAAGGAGATATACATCTCTGGTAGATCCGGCATATCTCCCTGTGCTTGAGAGTGAGACCAAATTAAGGATGAGAAAGTTTTTTGAGTTTCATCAAGGATATACTAATGATTTTGCACATGAAACTGATAAGAACTTTCACATTGAGCATAAAGATGGTGATGTTATAGAATATTTCTTAAGATATCCTATTCGATGGAGCACATTAGATCCAATTTGGAATAAATTTGTTAGAACTACTGATCTTGCACGAATCAAGGAGATTAAACCTAAGATTGATTTAATGACTAGTGTCACTGACAGAACACACACTACTCTATGTGGTACATCTTATGATGCAAATGGAGAATTCTCTGGTGTTGTCATGTTTGATAAAACATATGACTTACATGAATTTGAAAATGATTTCATAGAAAAGGTAAATGAGTTGCCTGCAACAATGCCTCATATGTGTAAGGGATTTGTAATCTTGAAACCAGGCACTACAGATGTATCATACAGAATTGAGTATGAGCTCTTCCATGGTCTTGATATGGAGAAGAGAAAGATTGACAATGACACCAATATGATTGCACATAGTTTCTTAGAACTATTTTACAGGAATGAAGGACTAAATCTACTGACTGATGAGCAAAGAGATTTTGCTGAGACATTGTTGACAGGTGATTCTTGGTTTGACATTGAGTTTTTGGTCGGACAAGATGGGCAATGTAAGGATATTTTCTTCCTTCACCATGTAGTAAATGAATTTAAGGAGTTGACAGCAAGTTAACCTTATGCTACGCTAGCACAGCGTTCTCTTACTTCAATGAAAGTACCAACAAATGTTGAGTTGCAACATATGCAACTGCAAGCAATGCTTAGGGATCATAGTATTCCTGAGAGTGAGCTGTTGTATTGTGGCGAACGAGAATATACTACAGAGTATGCTGCACATCCAGAGTATCATGGACAGTTAATGCACTGGTACATCGTTGGTGGTGAGCATGAAGTACCTGTATGTGATATATTGTCAGTCGATGCTGTTGAATAATAAAAATAATATAAAGAAACCCAAATATTCCTTGCAATGCCTCTCCCGATGGCATAAAATAACGGAGTCAGATTAAAACCAATGGACTGGAACAGCACCACGAAACACGAGAAACGTAAAGATGCCTTCTACATTTTCTATGAGAGTGTACTAAAACCAGACCATGAGCTGCGTCAAGACGCACATGATCAGCAATGCTATCATGAATTGCTTGAATGGCGTGGTGAACTTATTGCTTACCTTGATAAACGGAGAAACGAAGAGTTTCAATGACAACACCAAAACATTTTATGGACAACCGCCCTGTTCTCACCAATGATGAAGTCCAACAAGAGTATTCCAAGCAACGCAAATGTCGTATGCAAGATGCTATCGATGATTACCTACAAGATGACAGAGTATCAAGTAAGCAAGCATATGAAGAGATGCTATCTTGCGTCGATGATGTGATAGAATACCACAAGAATGCCTATTGTCGTGCTATGTCTCTTAGAGATTCCATGACTGGTGAATCTGTGCTAAACTTACAACACCGTATCCCTGACCGTTATTGACATGAATGAAGAAGATTTCAAACAAACAGTGGAGAATATGCTAATTCTCCAGCAAAACAATGATCACAACTTCACTGTACTTCAACGACAGATTGATGGTTTACAGAAACAACTTAACGATCTTAATGATCTGAAGGAGATGTTCCGTCTCCCTAAACCAGAAAACAAGAATCGTAAGTATTTCGATGAAGCAGACTGATTTTGAGTTGCTCCAACCTGTGACGTATGGGGAAATCACAGGTTATATCTCTTTCATAAGCGAATACTATATTACTATTTGCTTTAGGGACATCCCACTCCCCAAGAGTGCTAACTCACGGTGGGGTCGTCATTATGTTAACATCGTTGTCTATCCTCAGTTTTATCATGAAGTACGCAGTTGTGTGGATGAAGTCAAAGAAG